TGGTTCTAAATCAATATGTGTTGGTTCATCAAGAGATGGTGACCCGTTAGGGGTATCAGGAGTGGTGCCATTCTGTATGCAGATATAAACTCTAAAATCACTATTAATTACATAATATGATGAAGCATATAGATTAGTAGCACCACTAACAGCAGCAGTTTTTACTCTGCTGTAATCATGACGATACATGTCATAAGTAGTTCCAGAAGACCAATTTCTTTTTGAAACAACTTGTCTTACGTCAGATGAGTTTATTTTCTTTAGAGCAACCATCGAGTCCCAATACTGGTTTTCCTCATCAAAACTATCTTTTGGTGAGGGGGGATCTTGGTCCCACGTTGGACTGTAATCAGTTGCATTCGTCAATCCAATAAAAGAATAGTATGCATTAGTAGAGGTAGTTACACCTGCAACAAAATTCTTAGCGTTTAATATTCTAATTTGATCAGTTATAATTGCAGCCATTGGACACAGTTTTTTTCTTTATTTATTAAGGTCAAATGTCATAATCTTTTGACTTCAGCGATTTAGACCTCTGAACAAAAGTAGAGGTAGAAATACCACCAATACCTCCTAAGGTAAATGCAGTGTATGAAGTAACTTTTGATCTAGATGTTAGATCAATTCTTCCCCAACTAAATTCACCGAATGAATTAGACGTTTGAATACCTGATCCATATGAGAAGTTGTTACTTACATTTACAAATACTCTGGTTATATGAGAGGTTCCAATACCCACACCTTCAGAATTAACTCCTGTAGGTCTGAATACAGTTTCAGTGCTTTGAACAAAGTATATATTATCAATATTTGAAGTTCCAACTCCAACAGTATTACCAGAAGTATCAAGCGATGTTATAGATGTTACTGCAGATCCTACATTTGAATTAAATATCATAAAATAGTCACCAGAACTTAGTGAACTTGCAGTAACTGCAGTAGAAACAATGCTAGTATTATAACCAACATTTCTCAAGAAAGAATCAAGTGGGATATGTAAGTCAAAAATAAATTGAGTGGTGCCAATACCAACAGATGTAGTACCAAAACCAACAATTACTCCATTATCACCATTAAATGAATTTACAAAGTTTTCCTCGACACCTCTTGTGGGAGGACTAAACAAAACCAGGGGAGGATTAGTTTGAGTATAACCAAGACCTGGATTAGTAATTGCTACACCAGTAATTGTTCCTGCCGTTCCAATTGTGACTGTACCAAGAGCAGTGGTTGTAGTTCCAATTCCAACTCCATTTGTACTACCAAAACTTACCAGTGCATTTGAATACCCGACACCACCAGTAGATATTGCAACAGAAGAAATTGTGCCTGCTATGGAAACAATAGCAGTTCCAGCAGCAGAAACTTTATCATCCTGAGGAATAAATTTAACTTTATCTTGGAAGGAAAGAGTGTTTACTTTTGGTAAAGTTGCAACTTCATTGAATATATTAAAGAGTGGTCTTAATGTATCAACAAATATTTGTGTTGCACCAACACCAACAGTTTTAATAATATGTGCTGTTGGATTTATCACGGGTTCATAAAGTTCTCGGTCTTTACCAACTTCTTTTTCATTAATAATTTTATCCTCTGTTTGTCTACACCAAACAACTGGTCTTAATAAAGATGTATCCTGAATATTGCCTGGACCAGAATATGGATTTGTTTCTGCAATATCAGTTCCAGATACAAAATTAACTGATCTCTTATCTTCATTTGTAAAGATATCATTGTTTTGAATTTGAAGAGTATCACCCTCCGTCACGGTTTCAATAATTTCTCTAAGAACAACATCTTTGTCTCCAGTTCCTTTATAGAAAATAATTTCAATAGTGTCGCCAATCTTTGGTGCCTCTGTAAATTCAATTTGAGAACCACCCTCAAATATATAACCTTTACCAGGAACTTGAAGAATATTATTTACAAATATAATAAGAACATCCTGTATGTTAATTTTTGAACCTCTAGCAGCTGCAATTGAGGTGACTACACCATCAACTTCAATTGGGAAGTTAGTCCTAGTACCATCAATAAATTTTTCAACATTATCAATTACTTGTAGAACACCGAGAGACCATCCAGAAAATTCATCACTTGCTATTTCATCAATATCAATTTTAAATTCTTTGAATGTTTTAGTTGTGTCAGTTGGAATACCGATAGTTCCACCTATAGCAACTGTCAGTGTTTGATTATTACCATAACTAAATCCAGTGTTGCTTATCTTAAAGTCAATTACACTTGAACCTTGACCAACAACCACATCAATTTTCGCGCCTGTTCCGAGACCAACAGAAGTGGAACTATAAATTAATGGAATGTTACTGTAACTTATTGGTTCATCAATAATCACCAGAGGTGTATTAGTTGATGTATAACCAGTTCCTGGATTTGTAATTGCAATACTTACAATATTTCCACCACTTATTGTAGCGGTTCCAATATTAAATTTGTTAGAACTACCAAGAGAAGTAGTAGCAACTGCGACATTTACGGTGGTTTGAATTCCTGCTCTATATCCAGAACCACTATTTCCAATACTTATTGATTGAATTGTTCCAGCAACAGAAACTGTGGCAGTGGCACCTGCGGCAACAAGAGGTTGATAACCGAATCCCTCACTTGATGCTACGGATACGATTACTCCTCCTACGGGGACAGTAGAAGTTCTTACATCTGCCAAATTTGAAACTGCAGCTCCTACAAATGAAATTGATGTAATACCAGCATTTTCGGCAAGAGTATATTGCCTTGTTTGTAATTCTGGAGGAATAATGCCAGTGATTCCTCCTGGTGTTTGGAATGTATCATTAACAAGAATGATAGCATTTTCAGTAGCAATTCCAGTTACATTTGATCCATCCATTTTAAGAGTAAATTCTTTCTTACTACCATTAAATTCTTGAGAAAGATCGTCAAAAATATAATTTTCGTGATAAGCGTCATTTGTGCTATTTGTGGCACCACTTCTCAAGAATATTCTACCCTGGAAACTAGAACTAGTTGTAATACCGGTAAAATCTCTTTCATCTGGTGGATTTGTATCACCACCTTTTGGTTTGTTTCCAAAAGGAGCGTCTACAAAATGCAGAATATTATCAATAATGTTATAGTTACCAACAATTTTAGTTACAAGAGTGCCTGTAGCAGCAAAACCAACTCCAGTACCTAACCACCCTCTTCTCACGCTCAAAGAATTTTCATTTCCTATTATATTAACTGCATCAACTCTAATAATTTCATTATTAATTTTAATTAATTCTCCTCCTTTAATTGAGGAGATTCCTACTAGTTTTAGTGTGTCATCCGTTGTAAATAAAGTATTTGAAAGTGTTGTCGTTACAGCAGTAGAGACAATAGGAGATTGAATAATATTATCAATTGCTATTATTCCTTTAGCATTTTGATTAGTAGATACAAATCTATGTGAAGTTCCAATTCCAACACTAGTTAAGTCAACTGACTCTGGAATTGGTTTAAGAGCATTTTCGGCACTTGAAGCAATTTTAATTTTATCATCAGTTACCTTAACTGCAAATACTTCACTTGGAAGTAAAGTTGTAGATCCAATACCTGCAAATGTTGTAGATGCAATACTGATTGCTTGAGTTGACCCTGCACCAGCGTGCTTATACTCTATTTTTTCTCCACTTACAAAGAAGTGATTTGGGAGGGTGATCGTATTATTTGTTAAATTAACAATACTTGAATCGTTACCTTCAAAGGATCTTTCAAAAATTTTATCAGTTTCATGCTTTAATTCAAACGCTCTCTTAATGTCCCTCTCAGTTCCCTCATATGTGGCAAATCCAGATTCAATAACAGCGTTATCAAAATCAATTGTATCTTTATCATCATCCTGATGTCTTAATGCATTCATATAAACATTAACAACAGTATTAATACTTGCTGTAGGTGTAAACATTAACTCAGTAGTTCCAGAAGCAGAAACTCTTGTGCCAAAAGTTCCAAGACCAACTGAAGTTCCTACCTCACCAAATTCAGTATCATAAGTTTCTAAACTGCTCCCACCACTTACAAAATCATCTACAACGATGATTTCGGTCATTTGATATTGATTATTTGTTGTGTCTGCAACTTGAGCAACAAAATATGCAACATCATAATCATCAGGATATGATGAAATTGTATGAATACCAGGGGTTCCTGAAGAAGAAATACTTGTTGTTCTTGCCTCAATTCTAGCATGTTTCATGTCAAAGGTGCCGATACCAGTAATACCAGCAGTTGCCAAACCTACCTGAATAGTATTAACCACACCGGTTGTACCTATACCAACATCGGAGTTAGGATGGAATATAACTTCAAGATTTGAACCATTAATTAAAGCACTATAAGTACCAAAACCAACGTCAGCATTATCACCAACAGAGGTTGTTAATTGTCCATATTCTAAAATTTCAATATCTGTTCCATTGTGAACAATATTAAGATTGTTATATTCAAATTCTGCTCGGCTAATATCAGGAGTTATTTCGAGAAGAACTTTAACTGAGTTATGAGTACTAGCAATACTTACAATCGTGGTTGCTCCGATTCCAGTACCAATTAGTACACTATCAGTTTCAATAATCGATGGTCCTACAGCAGTTGCTCCGGTGCTGAGTAAATTATCGTCAAGATTATATGAGATGGCAGCAATCTGATAATCATTCACCTTAAACTTAGTTGGGAAAAATTGTAACTGTCCATCACTACCAGAGATATTAAAATCAAAAGAACCTTGATCATAAGTGCTCTCAACTCTTCCATATTGATTAATATATCCACGAGAACCATCATGAATTAAATCAACAATCATCAATTGTCTTTGAGCAGTAAATCTAGTGTCTCTTACATAGGTGATGTACTTCATTGCTCTTCTTGAACTGAGAGCAAATGTATTTGCTATACTAAAAGCAGTTGGTCTTGGGTCACTATTAAATAGACTACTTACATCATCAATTAGTAGAACTCTATTTCCAACGGACTCAAGAAAATCTTGAAGAATTCTACTTGAGAATCTTATTTCGGTGGATAGAACTCTTGATGCAACATTCAAGAAGTTTTCACTTACAAGATCAAAGTCGTACACACAATTCAAATCACCAAATCCAACTGCTTCAATTATTTGATCAATTGATGTTTGATCTGTAGATATTCCGATATTCACACTAGAAACAGACTCAATTTGATAATCTGCAAACTTTTTATATCCAAGTACATGATTAGTTGATGACACAACATCATTCCAAGTATCATATGGAACTCTTGAGTTAAGAGAATATGCAAATGTTTGATAGTAATCACTATCTTGAATTCTTTGGGTATTTGTGTTTAAGAACCCAGAGTCATCTTGATGACCTCTTAAAGTCTTAGATATAACACCCATTTTTAGATAAGACTCATATGATCTAACAGATTTTACAATTCCCTCTGTTCTTGAAGCAGATCCTCTAATAATTTCGTTTTCTATAAAAGTTTCCTTTGACTCAATTCTTAACGTGCTAGTTTTTTCGTCATAGAAATTGACTATTCCTTCTGCAGATTTACTCTTAACAAACTCTCCATTAAAAAATTGATTTTGTTTAATAGTTGAATTATATGTTGGGAAGAATCTTTCTGGAATAATTCTTGCACCAGCAGAATTTGGAAGATCATATAATCCAGGAGTAAGAACTCCACTTGGAAGATCACCTACCATACTATAAGTTACATTACCAATTCCACCTAAGTTCTCATCAACCTCTGTAATTTCAAATAATTTATAATCATAACCTTCTGAGTTATAACCAAGTCCAGTTGATCCGATACCAATACTAACACCTTCAATTAAAACTTTATCTCCAACACTAAGTGGAAAAGTTTGTCCACTACTAAAACCAGTATTAAGTCCAACCGTAACATTTTGGGTGACAGTATTAAATCCAACAGTTCCAATACCAATCCCATTACTATTTTGACTTGGAAGAATAGTTGGAATTACATTATTAATTCCTTTAGCGTTATTAAGTATTCTTACGTTTGTATCACCCAAATTATATACAAGATCAATTTCTTTTACATGCTTCTTAGTTACTGCGTCAATAACTACTGGTTTAGGTGCAACAGTGTAACCTCTTCCTGCAGAGACGATACCAACAGTTGCAAGAGAGCTTAATGACTCTATTACAACAATTTGAGGTATACTTGTACTTGGTTTTAAAGTTAAGTCAGATGGGAAGTCAAATCCAATATCAAGTAAATTAGTTTTTTTAATTTTTCCAATTGATTCACTTTCAACTGATATAATTGCACCTGAACCTGTGTCAGTTGTGCCCACTCCAACAATAGTCGAAATACCAGGAAGAGAATTATAATTTCTTCCACCATCAATCACCGTGAATGAATTAATTGCACCATCGGTATGTGTACAATCTGTTGTATAATTTAATTTTGATGTTGTTCCAGCATAAGAAACTTTTTCTGGTAATTTATTAACGAAATAATTAAATGAATTCGTAGCACCAATAGAAACTGCAAATCTTCCATTAAAAAGACTTTCTCTAACCTCAATTTGATTATTTGATTTTACAGTATTATCAATGAAAATATCACTCTTGGGCACAGGGACATCATTCTCTTCAACAACATCAAGCGAGTAATATAATTGCTCAGGAATGAAAGAATTTACTGAAAGTGAAACACTGGCATTATTGTCAATACCAGCTCTGCCAGTTCTTGAAACTTCAAAAGTTTTATTTTCAAAACTTGTATTCCAAATATTATTATGATCTGAATCTAGATATAAATTCAGTTCAAATGCAGGATATTTTAATCCTTGACTTGTATATGACAAGGAGGAGTCTGAAAGGTCAAATTTTACTGTCGAATCTTTATAAACATCAATTTTTGGATTAATTAAATTAATTGTTCCTGATGAAGCACTAGTGATTCCAACAGTTTGTGGTTTTTCTAATTTTGATTCATACTCTGTATTAGAAAGTTTAAAGGAATTTTCATCAATTTTAACAATATGATAAATTTTATTATTTGAAAGACCTCCTGCAGGAATTAAAGCAGTGTGTATAATTTTTTCACCAGTTTCAAATCCATGATTGTTAATAGAAATTGTATTTGTTGATGTATTAATACCAATAGCGGCAAAATCTTTTGGATTTATAATTACTCTTCTATTAAAATCATTGTACCTAACTGTAACTGTAGTTGAAATTGATGGACTTACATTAATATCAACCTCATGTCTTCCTTGAATTCCATGCGCTTGTTTAGTTTGAACAGTGACAATGTTTCTCTCTAATTTTGCAGTAATACCTGAGAAATTAGTTTTAAAGTTATGATAAACTCCTGTTCCAAATCCAGTAAAAAAGAGAGTGCTTATATTCCGTTGAGTCAATGCAATACCAACAAACGATCCAGTTGTTCCTAGTCCAACTTTAACAGTGGCAACTCCAATTACATCATTTGAAATTTTTGCTGCGAACAAAGTTTGATTATTTGTTAAAGTAGAAGATGCACCAACAATATTTAAAACATCAATACCATTTCCATTTCCTGGAGAGTATGTTAATTGATCTCCTGTTTGTAATCCATGGTCTTTTATGTAAATTCCTTTGGTTGGAATATCAACTCTTGTTAGTCCAGCACCAGGATTTGAAAATACAATCGTAGAACCAATGCCAACACCTACTGCTGTCCCAAGACCTACGCTCTCAGAGGGATCAAAATAAATTACTTTATTCAATCTTGATGCATAAGTCGTGTTAAAACCTGCCGAGATAGTAAGTTTCCTTGGATCTTCAAGAAGAACGCTTGTGATAGTATGAGATGCACCAACAACGCCATTAATACCCCTAAGAACCCTAATTCTTGAATTTAGAATATCAACATTTAAAACCTTAACTTGCTCTGTTCCAATTCCAAGTATATCATTTTCTCTAATCTGGGGATAATTTAAATTACCATTTACTTTAAAATAAGTAACGATACCAGTCGCTGCTACAGTCCCTACTCCAGACGAAGATGTGCCAATTCCAACCAGTGATAATCTATTTGATGAAATTCCTGCTGAGTAAAAACCACCAATCTTAGATGAAGTTGTCGATAGACCAGTTATAACAACTCTATCAAATTTTTTGAAGTTGTGGGGATTGTCCGCAATAACAAAATAATTATCTTTTGATGCAGGATAAATCTCAACGTTTGTTATTGAACTCGTTGCGACACTTATATTTTCAACTTGTTTACCCTTCAAAGTTGCTACTTTAGCAATAGCACTGCTAAAAGATTTAGTGTTTGTGTTATTGAATATAACTTTATCACCAACTTTGTAACCAGTACCACCTGTTTCAATACCGATTTTTTCTACTTTTCCTGGAGTAACTGCTGTTACCTCAACTTTTTGTTTTAAATTATTAGGAGTTGTGATATATGAATATGAAACATCACCGTCAATTAAATTATATGGATCAGTGCTTCTACAATAATCAAATTCCTCTATTTTAAAGGCATCTTGATTTGATTCTGTATTAAAGTTAAAAGGTTCGGGTTTTGAATGATACGCTTCACCTAAAAGATATGGAAAAACTGGTAATTTATATCCAGAAAAAACGGAACCCTGACCCTGAGCAAGAGAATCATCAATTGTTGCAAAATATGCATATGTTCCATTAGGATATTCAGGTGTTACGCAAAATCTACCATTATTTTTATCAAGAACTGATTCATCAACTATTTTTTTATAAGTATAGTCTTCAACAAAATATCCACCAGGAAAAACTGAAATTGGGGGTCTTTGAAATTTGCTTAAAGAGTCTTCGCTGTATCCAGATTTTATTTGGGCAACTACACCACCATTTCTACCAGAAAATCCGTATGGTCCATAAATTGGATTTCCATCATATGCCCATCCAATAATTGGTGAGTGATTAGTAGACTCTACTTCAATTCCATTTACTTTAACAATATCATTTTTTCTGTATATTACATTACCCGATTGATCATTAGGATGAACACTCTCTCTAAGGGGTCTAGGAGCGTACAGATGAGCATATTGTAAACCATATGCATTACTTGTACCATTAGTGATAAATCCATCGTCAGAGGTCACTTTTTCAGTTTCAAAAAATCTATTAACTAAATTAATTCTCCACTCTTGAATAAGCGGGAAGAATTGGGCACCAGATCCTGGTTGAACAATCGTAGCTGTAGTAGTATTTTGTGTATAACCATTGCCGCCAGAAATAACCTTAATGTAATCAATTGATTTTGTTTCTGTCGAACCCGACCCAACAGTTTTTAATACAGGAGTAACTACTGCTCCGATCCCATTTCCATTAATAATAATATCAGGAGTTGAAATATATCCAGTTCCATTATTTTCAACTACTATCTCTTCAATTGCGCCATTTTTAATAATCGGTCTTAATTGTGCATCAGATCCAACACCGGTTACAACATTTGGAAGTCTTTCAAAATTAATTATCTCAGAAGCACCATAACCAACTCCATTTTCTATTAAATCAACTGATGTTATTTGTCCCCTAAAAATCGGTTGTACTTTTGCCTCAAAATTAATATTTCCCGTCGATGCAACACCAACTCTTCCAATCATTGATACTTCAATATTTGGATAGTTAAAGAAATGCGTTCCCACACCAACAGTGGATAAATTAACATATCTTTTTGTTCTAAAGAAACTATTTTTTTCAGTTGTAACGCCTACCTCAGATAACTTAAAATTATTATCATCTATTTTTGCAATATAATATTCAGTGTTTGTTGTCAGTCCAGTTGGTGCAGTTCCATTGCAAGTGTAGTTTACAATATCACCATCTTCATAATTATGATTTACAACATTAATAATATTTGATGACGTGTTAATACCAGCTGGTGTTATTGTTCTTTTATTATTTTTATATCCTTCTCCACCAGAAAGAACAGCAATCGACTCTATAATTTTTTTGTCTTTAATTGCTTTGATAAAGTGAATACCAGATCCAAATGATGTAAGGACAATCGTGTTAATCCCAGAAACTGCATCTCCTTGAGTTGGGTGCAGTCTCACAGTCGATAGTCCTACTTGAGACGCAAAATAAGATGTATTAGTCGTAAGTCCACCAACTACAGTTTGATCCTCTGAAATATAGAAAACTTTTTCACCAGTTTTAAATTTATGGAAAGTTCCAAATCCAATTGTAGAGGATAAAGGTCCTGTAGTGCCAAGAACAACATTTCCACCTGCTGAACCAGACTTAAATGAAAGTTTATGTTCAACACTTTTTAAAGATACACTTACTTGAGCACCTGTACCATTACCTCCGGTAATTGAAATCCTTGGAACTTCCTGATAATCAAATCCAGGATCTACTAACCGGATTTCTTCTAAAGATCCAGAAACAGAAACTGTGCCAGTTGCTCCTGTGCCAACTGAGTCATTAATTTTGAGCACAGGAGGATTGATTACATCATATCCATCACCAGCACTTAACACATCAATTTTTTTAATCTCTCCATACTTAACTACATCTTTTGATTTGTAGTTTAAAATTTCAACTCCATTGACTAAAATACCTGTAAATCCTGGATTGGTTACATTTATGCTATCTGCTTCCACTGGTGGTAGAAGTTTTCTATAGAGTTTTTGTGTTTCTAAAGTTTTTTTTCTAAAATCATATAAGTCAAATTTATTATTTGTAACAGGAGTAGAAGAATTTATAATAATATAATTTTTATTATAAAGTTCAGTTCTACTTTTTGCTAGTTTAATTTTTCTGGGAGAAACTCTCTCTACAAAATATAAACCTTCTCCACCATCATCTCCATCAAATAGGTTTGTACCAAGAATAGTTTTGGAAGTTGATATTCCAGTTTGTCTATTAACAGATGTTTTAGTTACTTTTTCGGGAGTGTAATATAAAGCATCTCCAGTATAAAAACCATGATCTCCGGTCAGAATAATTTCAAATTCGCTACCAAAAAAGGTTCCAGAAAATTCAACTGATCTAGAAGTAACGTTTAAAGAGTTAGCATTATAAAAAGGTATAGATGATGATGCTACAATAATATCATCTTCATATTTTTTCTTATATAAATTTTGTACATTAGAAGTGTACACAGCAGCTGCTGGAAAATTATTTGATTCTGCTTTTAAGAGAGATCTTTTAGCAATAAAACTTTCTAAAAGATTTATTTGCCCTTGTCCCTTTATTAATATAGTTCTTTCTGTAACAATTTTAGTAACAGTAGATAGTGGTTTGTCTCCAGAAACATTGCTATTTAAAGTTAATCTATCGCCAACTTTAAAATAATGATTTTTATCAAAATAAATTGCATAAGTATTATCAGATGCATCAATCAAATTGATTGCTGATACATTATAAGTTGGAGCAGTGTTATAATACCAATTACGATATTTAAATGTTGTATTACCAACTCCTAATGTCTTAATTTGAATTGTATCATTAAGACCATGATTAAAAGTAGTAGGATGTTCGCAATCAACAATTACATTATTAATTCTTACTTCGATAGTCTCATCAAAATTATTTTTTGATCTTCCATATGCAAATGTATTAACTCCAACAATAGCAGTATCAAGGATTGTTTTATTAATACCCGAAACACCAAAAAATTGATTGTTTGATTTTGAGGTGTATGAAACTATGCCTGTAGAAGTATCATTAAATGTTACAAATAATGTTCCATTAGTTGCAAAACCAACAGTGGAATCAACATCAAGAACACTAATACCAATTCCAGCATTACCAATTAATCTAGTTTTTGGTTGAACTCCAAATGCACCATATATTGATCCATCTACACTTATATCTTTGTTAGATCCAGCATCTACACTTAATCTATAAAAGGTTTGACCTGTGCCCGTGATAATTGTTTCAACGTTAGAAATAGGAGCATATGCCTTTTCTTGATCATCATATGCATCTTGAAAAAGGGTCATCAACTCAAGATTGGTTGGATCACCATTTACAGGTTCTACAACCAGGTCATTAGTTACATTATACTGAGCATTTGAAGGCGTGAATAAAAATTCACCTGGTCGGACAATTTTTACATTCTCAGAGTAAAGTGCTTTAAATAAAATCTCATAAGATCTATCAGTTCCTTTACTTAAATAAAAGTCTTTTGAATTCTTAAGGAAAACATTTTCATTTAAATTTTCATTAAATGTACGATTTTCAAGTCCTGGTATAATTTGAGATTTTGTTTTGCTTAAAAATTCCTTTAAGAATAAATTGGATAGATTTTCAACCCTAGATCCATAAGTATGTGCAGCACCAACACTTGTATCAAAGACTAACTGCTCAGGGTTTGAAGGAGATGAATATGATGTAATACCACTAAAACCTCTTACACATCCAGTGAATGTTGATTTCGTTTTTCCAGTATATGTAATAATTTCATTATTAATCTTTAAAAGACCATACGAATCAGGAAACCCATCAGTTCCAGTAGGATTTTTAGAAAGATCAATACTAATGACATTTTCAAATGAATTAAGAACTGTGCTTAATCCAACAGATGTTGATAAGTTTGTCGTTTCATCTATTTTAACGTACTTATCAATATTCTGAAGTAAATCAAGGGGAGCTCCTTGATATTCTTGCGCGATATAATATTGCTTTAAAAATTCAGTTACTAAAGGATAGTCCTCTCTTACATATTGAGGAACTTGATTTTTTACAATCGAATTGATTTTAATTCTTTTCTCTGACATTTTATCCTATTTGATTAGTAACCGCTTCCGCCGCCTGATCCAGATCCACCTGTTGATGATCCAGAAGTGCTAACGGTAGTTGAAGGTACAGATGTTGTTGTGGTTGCTGTAGTAGTTGGTCTAGCACTTGTTGTTGATGTTGAAGTTCTTACGATAGATCCTCTACCACCCTCTCTTACTAGATTGCCATTTGGATAACTTGAAGTTACAATATAGTTTGATCCTGCAGGATCTAATCCCGAAGAAATTTCATCCACAACAGTCTCAAAAATACTGTTACTTATATCTAGTTGCAAATAAAGATCCTGTAATCCGATAACATCATTTGAACTCGGAGTTGCTTCAATTTCAATGATTGTTTGTCCGTCTTTTATCATACCACCTTGAATATTTACGGGATTAATCGTAATAACTCCATTTATATAATCAATAGAACCAACATTTCTTCTAACTATCGATGGTGATTGTGACCCAATATTAGGAAGGGTGAAGAAGAAAAGAGTTCCGGTTTCTCTATTAGGTCTTGGTAAATCTCCTAAGTATACATCTTGTGAAATTCCATCAATTTTAAATGCAGAAGTTTTGATGTTAAATCCATCAGGATCTTTTACTTGGAACTTATTTCCAAATCCTATTTGATATTCAGCAAAACCATTTAGAACAACTCTTAAATCTCTTCTCATACGAAGAGTTGTGATATTTGATGTTATTGCTTCATGACTATCATCAACAATTTTTAAAAACTTACTATATTTAAACCTCGCGCCATATTTGTTAAGTTCAGTTGATTCTGCATACTTATTAGTATTTGTTTGGACAGTTGAGGACACAAATGCAGATGATTGTGCCTTATTGGTATTGTAGTATACTTTTGAATCAACTTCGATATACAGATATTTTAAATCAAGTATTTCTGGAACGATACCTGCAACAGCAAATTTCTTTAATTTACTTTTTATATTTTGTTTAATAAGGTTGGGAAGAAAATCACCTGTTCTGGGTTTGATACTAATAAAAACTTTTCCATATTGCGGTGGAATTAATTCTTCACCACCAAAAACAGAAATAGATTCAGTTTCGGGATAAATCTTAGCTGGAATTAATGTTTCATAATCACCTGCTGTAAGTGCTCTATTTTGAGCAGCATAGATCCTTGGGGCATATCTACGAATAGACTCCACAGACTCGATTGTATCGCCCCCAGAGGACGTTAAACCGGTTGTTAGGAGTGATATGCCCGATGTGACTGCATATGTCTGTGCATTTCTTGTATACGTCAATCTTCCTGAAAACTGGAATGAAGAAATACCATTTCCAGAGTCTCCACTTGATACAATATAATTTGCAGTAATAAAATTACCTTCTTCAAGTGCTTTACCAAAAATATTGTCTCCAAAGAAAATCTCATATCTTTCATCAGAAATTTCTTGAAGAAAATATGTTTTTGATTGTCCACCAATATCAAATAAACTATCTTGATTAGAATATTTTGTAGAGGCAGAGGAATTTTCGTTATTTTTTACCGTTACCGAAATAAGAGATGTGTCAACGCCAGAATTCGGTAAAATAAACTTTTGATTAGGGACTCTAGTGCTATATGTAAAGTTAGAACTTAATAAAGTTCCCTCATAAATTGAAATATCATTAAAACTTGCTATATTATTAAATACAGGAACTGAAATATCATCTAAAATACAAAATGTTTTAGATTGATTTCCAAAACTGCCAGTTGTTGTTGATACAATACCTTTATGAAGAGTGATTGTTGCCGGGGTTGGTAAAATATTACTTGTATCTACAAAAAAACTAATTGTTGCTCTTGATGATTTCCTAGATCTAGGAACATACCCTATATTTCTTGCTAAAGCAACAATATTTTCTCTTAAAGTTGCAGTATCAATGAAAACCTCATTCGCAACCATGTTTGCGTTGTATGAGGAGATATAAGTGTTGTATGCTAATACATCAAGAATTGTTGAAAGGTTCGA